TTCGGAGCAATACGCCCGCGCGCGCGAGGCCCAGATGGAGCTTTGGGCTGGGCAGATTGTCGAGATTGCGGACGAAACCAACGACGACGTGCAGCGCGCTCGCCTCCGCGTCGACACCCGCAAATGGCTGATGTCCAAGCTGGCGCCCAAGAAGTACGGCGACAAGGTTACAAATGAGCATACAGGCCCGGACGGCGGCCCGGTCCAAATCGAACGCATCGAGCGCGCAATCATCGACCCTCCGAATCGAGACAGCGAGAGTCTTCCGCCCGCTGCTTGAGCCGGCCCGCTACAAGGGCGCGCATGGCGGACGTGGTTCGGGCAAGTCGCATTTCTTTGGCGAGCTGCTGATTGAGGAATGTCTGGCCGAGAAGGGAACCTTGGCGGTCTGCTTGCGCGAGGTGCAGAAGACGCTGGCGCAATCGTCAAAGCGCCTGATCGAGAGCAAGATTGCCAGCATGGGTGTGGGGCATCTGTTCCGCATCTTCAACGAAAAGATCGAGACACCTGGCGATGGGCTTATCATCTTCCAGGGCATGCAGGACCACACCGCCGAGTCCATCAAGTCGCTGGAAGGCTATCGCATCGCGGATGTCGAAGAGGCACAGACACTCTCAGAGCGCAGTCTGGCATTGCTTCGTCCGACTATCCGTGCGCCCGGCAGCCAAATCTGGTTTCGCTGGAACCCACGCCGCAAGTCTGATGCCGTTGACGATTTCCTGAGGGCAAAGCGACCGGCCGGCGCTGTCGTTGTAGAGGCCAACTGGCGCGACAATCCGTTCTGGACCAAGGAGCTTGAGGCCGAGCGGCAGCTTGACCTGAAGCACTACCCGGAGCGTTACGAGCACATCTGGGAAGGCGGATATGCCAAGGCATTCGAGGGGGCATATTTCGCGCGCCAGCTCGCGGAGGCCAAGGCTCAAGGACGAATTGGGCATGTGGCTGCCGATCCCCTCCTGCCTTTACGCGCTTTCTTCGACCTCGGCGGGTCCGGTGCTCGTGCCGACGCAATGGCGATTTGGGTATGCCAATTCGTCGGTCAGACTATACGAGTGCTGGACTACATCGAGGGCGTCGGTCAGGTTCTCGCCTACTACGTCAACATACTCCGCGAGCGCGGCTATCAACGAGCCATCTGCATCCTCCCGCACGACGGCGTGAACGAGAACAACATCACCGGCAAGCGTTACGAGGACCACCTGAGAGACGCCGAGTTTGACGTTCCGCCGCCTGTTCCGAACCAAGGACGTGGCGCTGCCATGATGCGTGTCGAGGCGGCCCGCCGCATCTTCCCGCAATGCTGGTTTAACGAGGCGACGACGGAAGCCGGCCGCGACGCTCTCGGCTACTACCACGAGCGCAAGGACGAGGCGCGCAATGTCGGCCTTGGCCCAGATCACGACTGGTCGAGCCACGGCGCCGATGCATTCGGCCTGATGGCGATCTGTTACGAGGCACCGGAACGCGAGCGCGAGGCTTCGCGGCCTCCTGCAATGGATGGCGGATGGATGTCGTGAAAATGGCCGACGCCGAGCGTATCATGGACGACGGCTACCGCGTTTCGTTTGAATGGAGGCGCGGTATGCTCTTGTCATTAGATTATTTCCCGGAGCACGGCGAGCCGCTTATCCCGACCGAAGAAGACGCTTGGCGAGTTGCGGAAAAGTTCGCCGCCACCGCGCCCGACAACATTTGCAACATCTACGTTATCAATCGGGATTGTCGTCCCGTTGATGGATATGAGGCCCGTATGATGCGACGCTACACCGCGAAGGTCGCTTGATTGGGTAAATGATGCCGGGCGGATTGGAAGCCTGCCGCACGTACACGCCACCGCGGCAGATGCGCTGGGCGCCTGTGGTGATCGCCTTTTTCGCAGGCTTGTGGATTGGCGCCGTGCTGGCGCGGGCTTTGGGCGGGGTGTGATGGGCTCCGATCTTTCGACTGAGGAACTTGCCATGTGCATCGCGGCCCTTGAGCACTCGGCCAATGATATCCGAGATGGCTCTGAGGCATCGAAGCGTCTTGGCCTTGGTGAATACGCATCTTTGGTCGGCTTGGCTGAAAAAATGGATGCGCTCAGGTCAAAGTTGTTGAGTGCTGGCGATACTCATGCCTGACGACGACATTCTCCACGAGGCCCGCGAAGCCTTCGACATCGCTGTGGACTTTGAGTCCGACAACCGCCGCGATGGGCTGGAAGACCTCAAGTTCGCCCGCCTGGGCGAGCAATGGCCGTCCAACATCGTCAAGCAGCGCACGCAGGAAAACCGCCCCTGCCTGACGATCAACAAGCTCCCGGCCTTCATCCGCCAGGTGGTCAACGACGCGCGGCAGAACAAGCCGCAAATCCGGGTGCATCCCGTCGATAGCGGGGCCGACAAGGAGACGGCCGATATTTACAATGGCCTGATCCGCAATATCGAATACACGTCGGACGCCGATGTGGCGTATGATACCGCGACCGAATGCGCGGTTTCCATCGGGTTCGGCTATTTCCGCATTGGGCTGCACTACGCTTTCGAGGACACGTTCGACCTTGACCTCGGCATCGAGCGCATTGCCAACCCATTCAGCGTCTACGGTGATCCGCACTCGACCGCGGCCGACTCGTCGGACTGGAACTCGGCCTTTGTCGTGGAGATGGTCCCGAAAGACATCTTCTCAGTCAAGTACAAGGATGCCGGCACGATCGACTGGACATCCGAGGGCTACAATACGCTGAAAGACCCGTGGGTCACAGAAGATTCGGTCATGGTGGCCGAGTGGTGGCGGCGCGAGGAATACGAGAAGGAGATTTTCCAGCTCTCGGACGGCACGGTGCAGTCCAAGGAGGCCATGGACGAATGCTGGCCGATGTGGGCCGCGCAGGGCCTACAGGTCATCAACCAGCGCACGACCCGCTGCTATCGCGTCAAGCACTATCTGCTAACCGGCGCCGACGTGCTGGAAGAGCAGGAATGGGCCGGCAAGTATATCCCGATCGTCCCGGTTTATGGCGACGAAGTTGACGTAGAGGGCAAGCGGTATTTCAAGTCGCTGATCCGCGACGCCAAGGACGCGCAGCGGATGTTCAACTACTGGCGCACCACGTCAACCGAATTGGTGGCGCTGGCCCCGCGTGCGCCGTTCATCGGGCCAAAGGGCGCGTTCAAGACGGACGCCAACAAATGGGCGACCGCGAACACGACCAGCCACGCTTACATTGAATACGACGTGACGCAGGGCGGCGCTCCGCAGCGGCAGCCCTTCGACGGCACCCCGGCCGGCGCGTTGCAGGAGGCTTTGAACGCTTCCGACGACATGAAGGCCATCATTGGCCTGTACGATGCCTCGCTGGGCGCACGCTCCAACGAAACCTCGGGGAAAGCCATTCTGGCCCGCCAGCGCGAGGGCGACGTTTCGACGTTCCATTTCCAGGACAACATGTCCCGCGCCATCCGCCACGCCGGCCGCATCCTGATCGACCTCATCCCGCACGTCTACAACAAGGAACGCATTGTCAGGACCATCGGAGAGGACGGCACGCAGGAGGCGGTGCAGCTCAAAACGCCGGTTCCGGTCACGGACAAGCAGGGCCAGCCGGTCATGGACGAGGCCGGCCAGCCGATGACGCGCGTGTATGATCTGGGCGCCGGCAAGTACGACCTGACCGTCACAACCGGCCCATCCTTCACCACGCGGCGCGAGGAAGCGGCCGAGCAGATGACCGAAATGGTGCGCGCCTTCCCGGCTGCCGCTCCGGTGATGGGCGACCTGATCGCGAAGAACTTGGACTGGCCGGGCGCTGACGAGATTGCCGAGCGTCTCAAGTCGCTCAATCCCGCATTGCAACAGCAGCAGGGCGGTGTCCCGCCTGAAATGCAGAAGATCATGGCGCAGATCAACGCGCTTCAGCAGGAGAACGCCGCGCTAAAGGCCGACAAGGAAATCGACCAGCAGAAACTACGGATCGACTTTGCCAACGCAGAGACGACCCGCATGAAAGCGCATACCGACCAGTTCAAGGCTGAGACGGAGCGGATTTCAAAGGTTGCGGAGGCGAGCCGGCCTCATCCGATGCCACGGGAGGCGGCGTAGGCAACGGCATCCAGTGGGTGGCGTCTTCT